CAATTACTTATGGCCATAAAAAAAGCACTGTAAAAACAGTGCTCTTTTATTCAACTTAATTTAAAATTAAGCGAAGCTTGTACCGCTTAGACCGTTGTAAACAGTAACTGTAACTGCACCAGACTGAGTAGCTGCGTTAGCTTCAGTTTGTAGTTGTGCAACAATTGCTGTACCACCGCTTTGGTCTGGAGTGTTGTCACCAACAGTAGTTGGAAGACCTTCAACCAAGAACATTGCGTTGCCAGATGCTGGAGTACCAACAACTGTAACTGTGCTGAAACGCTCTAGTACACGAACAACAGCTTCGAAATCGCTGTTTGGTGTTGTGTAACCTGTTTCAATACCTGTAGAAGCTACCTTAACGAACTTAAGATCACGTCCTACGAACTCACCGGCTAATGCGCCGCCGTTAACTCTTGTAAATGTTGCCATTTTATTTTTCCTTTAATGTTTACGCTTTCGCGCATGTAAATATTTATCAAATTGATAAAAATACCTAGGGTTTTACTTGTTAAAGTGAGCAGCCCCAAACCCTGCTCGGTTTACGATTTTTAATAGCCCAATGCTACTAGGGAACACAAAACCTTCACCCTCTTTCTTTCCACCAGTCCACTGTTCAAAGCCTTGTATCTGTGGCTCCAACTGTGCTGCTAGGTTGTCCTTTAGGCGGTAAATGGCGTTCCAAATACCAAAAACGGCGTTCAAACCAGCCTCATTCTGCGGTATATAGCCGTCATTATTTAAGCCCACCACTAGCTGGTACTGTTTTGTGCTTAGGTTGCCTTGTAGCCACTCTAATAAAGGTTTATTAGTTTGCTTAGTGATTGTATGGTTCATGAACTTTTGCAAAGCAACCTTAACTACTCCTGCAAGTCCCGCTAGAAACTCATCTGCTAATTTGCCTTGTGTTTGTACAGTCTTTTCTGCAACCGACAACAGTTGAACTGGTGTGTTTAATTTAAACGTAATGCCCGCAGTAGGAGTTAGAATTGCAACGTTACCGGCATTAGTTAAGCCAGTCTTGCCATCCCATGGTGCATTGTTATATTGGTGAACAACAATACCGCCTACCTTGCCTGCAATTAGTTTTCCCATTGCACTAGCAACAGGAACATGATATTCTACTGTAGTTGGTTTAAACAAAAATGTATTGTTAACTGGCTTTAGAGCACCTGCCCACATCAAGTCGCCCTTAAACAGTCCCTGGGTGTTGCCAACGGCAGCTTCTAGTCCAGACCAAATCAACGAAATTTTTGCATACAAGTCATTGCGGTCAGCGCCGCGCTGCTGATCGTATTGAACCCATTGTTCGGGACTTGTTGGATATACTCCTTTAGCTGGCATGTACTTGTCTGCACACACAAACTGCCCTGCTTCATTGCGACCAAATACCAGCGCAATGCCGCCGTCCCACTTAATACTTACATTACCGGGGTTGGCAATCACTTCCTTTAATGCACCAATCATTTGCGCTGCCTGTTGACTGCCTGCAAAGATGCTGTCTTCTGGGTGCGGGATACGTGGCCCTTCGCCAGCTTCAAATAGATGTTGAATAAAATTAAGTTCCATTATGCGAATAATCCGTGGACCATTTTAAGTCCTTGTAAAATCTTTTGCTTGTCTTGCTCTGCTCTTGCAATAGCTTCGGGGGTAGTTGCTTTGTCACGCTTTTTGCCTGCAATGTCAATCATTGCTTTCTCTTTATAGCGCTCCCAAAATGCATTGATAAACTCTGCTGCGTTTTGGAACTTGGCTAAGTCGCCTTGACCAAACATATTGTTTTGCTCAAAGCTACGTGCAAGACCTTTAACACCGTTAACTAGTTTTGCAATTTTAACATCATTTATGTCATTGCCCTGGAACTGTTGTAACAATGGGTCAACAGAGATTTGACTGTTAGCCGGGCGGCCACTAATCTCAGCGTACTCATGCTTGAAGATGTCCATAATAAACGTTGCAGGGTCAATGCTAATTGTTTTAACTTCAACGCCCTTTTGTTTAGAAAAAGGAACATGCTTGCCGTCTTGTACTTTTAACTGCACGCCGGCATGTTGGATACTCAAATCCAATAACTCGCCTAGAACACTATACATATTTCCAGTTAGCAAACCTTTAACACCATGCTCAGGTGTTACTCGGGCAGCACCCCAGTTACGTAGGTTTTCGGGATGCCACATAAAGTCAACTTGCACAAACGCATCGCGACCAACTTGGATAATAGGGTGCCCGGGCTTACTTTCTGCAGAATGAACATAGCGGGGCTGTTGTTCTTTAACAAAGTCATCGGCAAACTTGTTGTACATACTGGTAAATTGCCCGTATGTGATTCCCGGCTCTTCTGGGGCTACCATTTGCAAGTCAATGTCACCGTAGATCTTATCTTCAGTGTCCACGCCGTGATACGCACTTGATCCAGTAGGTCGTCCCATCTGCACCGGTTGACGTCCACGATCAGCTAGGTACTTGTTAAAGTCAGTGACAAATTGTTGAACAACCGTTAATGCAGCTTTAACCACTTGCGGAGTGATAACTGTGCCTTGTGTGGCTGTTGTGTCCCAGCCACCTTCTAAAATAATATCTTTGATTTTCATATACGATGGCCTAGAGAGCGAAACCAAGCTGCGGTCCCTGGCATAGGAGCAGACTCTGGTAACTGAATGTTGCTGTGAGCTAGCGTGTCTCGTGCTGCTGCAATTAGTTTTTGGTAGTCGGGGCGTTTACTAACGGCATCAATGATATCGTCAGCTGCATTTAGTTTACCGATTGGAATTCCAGTTAACTTGCTTAATACACGAGGATCTTTACCACCTTCAATTGTTTGATTGGTAGTACGATCAACAATTCCGTTTTTGTAACTCCACTTAAGGTTAGGATCAATTGCGGTCACAATGCTAGCAAGAATAATGTGTCGGCTCATGCCCACATACTGACTACCTTCTCGACCACCCTTCATAGCAAACGCTTGCCACTTAGGATCGCCAAACATAAAGTCAACTTGCACAAACCCGTTACCAACGTTGCCGTTAATTGGCGCTTTGAAGTGAACGCTATCACCACTCATTGCAACCCAACCTTGGCTGTATGCGGCAGTGGTTTTTGTTTTTGCTCTATTGCGAACTTGTTCTTGCGGGATGCCTTGGCTAACGCACCAACGAGTTAATACGTCTGCTAACACTTCCTTGGTAATAGATTTGTCGTCTACTGATAAGTCCAAGTCGCCACTGCTACTCTTACGCCCGGTAGTCCCTAGCCATTTTGTAGGGACTTCGTTTTCATCTTTGTCTTCACTAAAGTCAAGCCCAGTGATTTGCTCTAACCACTGAATTGTTGTTGGAACGTCAGCTTGATTGATTCTACGAGTGCCTTCGGCACCCGCTTCATCTTTAAATACGTTGCCACCTTCAGTTAACATCATAATGCAGTCTTCATTTTGCGAAGTAAAGCAGCGCTGTGATCAAAGCCCGCAGTCTGCACCGTTGGCGCTGCGGCTGCTGGTGCCGCTTTCTTTGGAGCTAACTTTGGCATAACGTTTGTTGCTGGCAACGTTGCAGTAGGTGCATTCATAGTTGTTGCGCCGTATGATCCAGCAGGTTGCTGTTTAAAGTTCTGTGCTGGCTGTGCTGCTGTAGCTCGTGTTGCTGGAGCCAACTGTTTAGCCATACCTGCTTGCACATCATTTGCTATGTTGGCAGACGCAGGCGCTGCGGCTTGCTGCTGAACTTGTGCAATAATCTTTGCATCAGCTGGCTTGCTTGGATCTAATTTTTGCCCACCAATTGAAATTGGTTCCTGTGCTGCTGGTGCTGTAGTAGGAGCAGGCGCCGCTTGTTTGTTAAGCATTGCTGCCGTTGCTGGATCGGCTTGCGTGTTATTTTCATCAAACCAACGATCGCCAACTTTCTTAAATTTGTGATCTTTACCAGTTGCATCCTTAATTGACACATCAGTGCCTTTACTGGTGCTTGTTTGCGCTAGGCTTTGTCCTGCGGTACCCATGCCTTGGCCACGCTGAATAGCTGCGCTTAACGAATTGATACCTGCGGCAGCATCTTGTCCCGCAGCTCTTAATTTATCACCAACAGGCGATGCATTGTCTTGGGCAGCTGGCTCTTCTGCTGGCTCAGCAGAAGCTGTAGCTAATTGCTGTTGCAAACCTTTAAGCTCGGTTTGTTTTTGTGCAATTTGTTGTTTGATTGCAGTAACGTCGGCTCCACCAGTTTGTTGTTGCGGTTGTGCATCGGCAGCGGCTGCTGGGGCCTGTTTAAACACTGAGCCTAGGCGATCCACTTCGTCGCCGCCAACTGCCTGCGCACCTGCATTAAATCCAGTTGCTGCCGCACGGCCAACACCGGTCGTTGCTCCACCAGCAACTGCACCGACTGCACCGACTGCGCCACCTACAGCGCCTGCTACATTGCGACCAACACTTTTTGCTGCATTTCCTGTGTCTTGTTGCACTGTGTCAACTGCGTTACCAACTGCGGTAACACCTTGTTTTGCATCACCGTATACGTTCTTGGCAACATTGGCTGCGCCCTGAATTCCGCCTTTAACTGCATTGTATGCTCCGGCTACTGGCTTTGCTACGAATTGATTGCCAACTGCTTTAGCTGCACCACCAATTGCGGACGCGGCGCCACCAAGTGCATCGCCTGTGGCGTTTACGTTCTTGGTAAATTTTTCAGCGCCTTTGGCAACCTTTTT